TCAAATGTAAGAATTGCGGGTATAAGAACAGCCTATAGGTAGTTTGAGCGCTTCAAGCGCCACATAAAACCCTTCCACTAAGCGAGCTTTTCAAAAGCCTGGATGAGAAACAGCACCTCCTCTGTTTCTTGTTCAGGCTTTTTTTTGTGGGTAACGAATGGCAACAACAGAATCAGGAACAATAAAGTTCGAAGATATTCCAGACGAATACCTGAAGGCCATGGTGAATGAGTTTCCGGGTGTGAACATGAGTGCCCCGTGGCAATACGATACTGGGACTGTCCCCAACCGTGGTACGGATGCAGACGGTTTTTCCACATCCCCATCATCCGACAAGGACGACGATTCCCTTACAAGAGAAGCCCTGCAAGAACATCCCTTACAAGAGAAGCCCTGCAAGAACAATGCTGGTTGAAATTTCAGCGGACTCCACAGGTCAATACTGCCATTAGAGGATTAGGCGGGCGCATGGCCGGGTATGGGTTCGAAACAAGCTCTGACATTCCTGAAATACAAGAGGCGATTGGAGAGATAGAACTCGACCATCGCAATCGCCTTTACAATTTTTGGCCAAAGTACGTTGTGCGCTCATTGATAGAGGGTGAGCTGAGACTTTGCGCCACGGTCCATGATGACGGGTTCATCGAGATTGATTTCATCGACCCGGCGTGCATTAGGTCAAGCGATGGTGAAGACAGCGGGATAATTTATCACCCGAATAAGACCACCATGCCGCTGATTTACTGCATCAAGGACGAAACCAGACATATAGACGAACAAATCCCTTCCATTTTTATAGCCCGGTATCCTGAATTGCTGGCTGTTGCCAAGAAGCAGCCGGGTTATTCCGCTGAAGCACTGAAGGGCAGCCGAAGGGCCAAGTTTAAGAAGATCGGCGGGTTCGAGCGGTTCATTATTGAATGGGACAAGTCCTATATCACCAAGCGAAACATCGGCCACGTCCGGACCATACTGGAATGGTTGAATTATTGGGAAAACCTCAAGAAATACGAGATCGACCACAAGAAATCAGCCGGGGCTTACGTGTACGCTTTCCAGTTCACAGATATCCGGTCATGGATCGAATGGCTGAGGATGTCCGACTCCGACAGGGCTAAGACCGGGATTGCTGCTGCGAAAACCCCTGGTGGGTCCCTGGTTTTGGGACCAAATATGGAAGTCAAGGTGCTTAATCCGAATCTCCCGAACATATCTGACTCCGATACGGACATTTTGCAGCAGGTTACAGGTGGGTTGAATGAACCGGAAGACGTTTCAACAGGCCAATCCAAGGGCACATTCGCCTCAGTTAAGTCCAGCCGTGGTCCCATGAGCGACCGGATAAGCGATGAGGTTAATTATTTTGAAAAGTTTCTCCGACATGACTTCTGGAGTGGGATATTCTTCCTGAAAAGTGCCGTGAGCGACTTCCCGGACACGTTTGAGGTTGAAAAAGCAGTCTCATTTAAGAACCAGGAACCGGTGTTCAAGAAAAAAGATGTGAAACCGGAAGAATTGATTGAGATTACGTTCCCGACCAGCGAGGTGGATGATGCCGAGTCCAGGGCCAGGGCATTCTTTGGGTCGAAACACGCTTCTATGCATGACACAGCTGGCGTTCCCCTTGAAACACTCGTGAAAAAAATGGGCCTCGGGAATTTCAGGAAATTAAGGCTCCAGTACGAGACGGAAAAGAAGATATACCCGGAATTGCCTCTTAACATGGACGCTGAGAGCATGCAGGAAAAATTACAGGCTGAGCCAGCGCGGGATAAGCTAGGCGAACCGAAAAAAAATGGCTCAGGTGAAGGAACCCGAAATAATCAGGGGCGTGGCGGCACACCACCGGAAGATCAAGAAAAAGAAGGGAAAGGAAAAAAGGAGACCAAGCGTGGAAAAGATGGTGCTGAATAGGTTGGCGAAAGATGTTTTTAATACGCCATTGATGATCCTGCCAGATAAGCTGGATGTGATACTTAGCGTAATCGGAGAACGGATAGGGGTTAATTCAGTTGAAATTAAGACCCTCGGATACGACAAGAGTGACGGAGAAAGGCTCAAGGGTATCCCGAAAAACATCTCAGTTATACCAGTGCTTGGTTCATTAGTACATCGGACGCATGGCTTAGATCCCATGAGTGGGTTAACTACTTACGATGATATTAGTAACGATTTCAGCGCAGCACAGGAGTCGGATTCAGAGGCCATTGCGTTTGATGTTGACAGTTCAGGAGGGTCTGCTTCTGCCGTGATGGATCTCTCTGACGAAATCTATGAAGCTCGAATAGCAAATGGCGGTAAAAAACCTATTTATGCGGTGATCAATGAACGTGCATTTTCTGCCGCTTACGCCATAGCTTCTGCTGCGGATAAGGTTTTCCTGTCTCGTACAGGTCATGTCGGTTCCATCGGCGTCATTGCAGTACACGAGGATCAGAGCGCGGCGAACGAAAAAGCTGGTATTAAATATACCACTATTTATAAGGGCGATAGGAAGACGGATTTCAGCCCAAATAAACCATTGTCTGACGAAGCCAAGGCTATTCTTGAAGATGACGTGGCTGATCATTACGATCTATTCGTCAAAACAGTTGCACGTAACAGGGGTATCCCTGAAGCGCAGGTAAAGGCTACGCAAGCCGGAATGTTCATGGGCGAAAAAGCAGTTGAACAAGGTTTGGCCGATGAAGTGCTTGCCTTCAGCGATGTTCCTGCAAGGATATTAGCTGATTTAAACGTAAACCTTGAGGGAGTGGAGGTTATTGAAATGGCTACCAAGAAGGAAGATGAAAAATTAGAGAAAAAGGAGGTGAAAATCATGAATGCACAGGAGTTGAAAGAAAAGCATCCAGAACTCGTAGCTGAGATTGAAAGCTCGCTTGAGCAGAAGCTTACTGCGAAGTTTGATGGTGAAAAATCCGTAATTACCGCTGAAAACGGGTCCCTTAAAGAATCCGTATTGAGGCTGGAAAAATCGGAAGCGATACGGCAGGTGCGGGAAGTTAAATCCGAGGCCGACGGTATTTGGACCAGTGCGCTGAACGGGAGCGACGTCCCAGAAAGGCTGCATGATAAGGTTAAGGTTCAGGTGTCCCATGAGAAGTTCGTCCAAGACGGTCTTTTGGACCGCGCCGGGTTTACCGAAGCCGTTAAGGCCGAGGTAGAAGACTGGGAAACACGAGGTGCGACCTCGCAGGTTATGGGAACAGGATTCTCTTCAAAGGATGTTGAAGATGAAGGGGCCGCGAAAATGAAAAAAGAAGAAGCGGACGATGAAGCGTTAGCCGATAGTATATTTGAAGCTTCAGGTGGAAAAAGAGAGGAGGTGAAATAACATGCCGTTAGGACAAACTCCATATGTTTTTCGGGGAGGGCAGGAAGACTTGAAAAGGCTTTTCTATTCTGACCCTGATAAGGCATTTGCAAGGGCGATTACCATCCCCGCCGGCTACGGTGTAGTAAAAGCCGGGGCGGTCATGGGAATCATCACGGAAAGCACCAACAGGGTTGGCCAGTATGTACCTTATACCGGCCTGGACGCCGTGGGTAACGTGGCGGCAGGGATCGACAACCTGTTCGGAGCCGCGTTCTTAACCGCGAATCCAACTACTGGTACCGAAGGGCAAGTCACCATGGAAGACAGTTACAAGTTTGCCGTTGGGGATCATTTGGTAGCTGGTGACAGCGATCTTTCCAATACGGACCTTGGTGCAATTACCGCCATTGACCGGACCACGTACACCCATATTGCCGCCATTACGGTAACGAACTCATTCGGTTCTGAAACCCTGGCGAAGGGTGCAGTCATTACCATCCAGAGCGCTACGGGATCACCGTATGTGGCTGCGAATGGCATTTTGAAGGCTGCGGTGGACACGGGCATCGGTGAAAACGCAAAAGGTGGGCAGGGAGTTATTATCATCAGTAATGCCATGCTGTATTCTGCGAACCTGTATAACTGGAATGCGGATGTTGTTACCGACCTTGGTGGGTCTGACAGCTCGCCGTATTACATTTTTTAACAATTGAAAGGAGGTGAAACGATATGCCTATAGGAATCAATGACATTTCGGCGCTTAGACTTACGGTGTTGAACAAGCTGGTTACGAGGTACATGAGCCCGCCGAACTTGATCCTCAGTAAAATGTTTAAGACTGTGAATTACGAGTCGGACAACATTGAATGGGAATCGCAGATTGGTAGCAGGGGGTTAACCCCGTTTGCTGCGGAAGATGCGGAGAGTCCGGCTGCCGCCGTCCCTGGAATCGGTGAGAATTCGGCACACGCTGCGTTTTGGAAAGAGCGAACTTTTTTTGGGTCGTCTTTCTTGAACAACATCCGTGAACCCGGGACTGATCGAAAATACCAAAAGGCGTCCAGAACTCTTGGGAACCAAGTTCGGAATCTCAGCAATAGAAGTTATCGCAGAGAAGAGTGGATGTGTGCGCAGATGCTTTGCAATGACGGATTCACGTATAAGGACAAGAACGGGGTTTATATTACCCTGGACTACGGAATCCCGGATGATAACAAGGTTACTCTCGCCGCTGATTACAAATGGGACGACGGGACTAAACGGGATATCGCTGAAAATATTTTTGATGCGAAACTCCTTGTGAGTAATGCAAACGCTGGCGTTTTGTCGGATGCAATTTTCACGACAGAAGTCCTTAAGCTCATGATATTTGATGATACCATCCAAACGCTATTGTCGAAGTCTAACTATGGTCAGGGCGATTTATTTGCAAACCCCACCAGCGTAATCGGTAGCTTGGTTGGTATCGCCAACATGCATCTTTATGATGAGGCTTACCAAATCCGTGCATGGCTGACATCAGCATTGTCGTCCGGCGCAGGTCCGCATACGGTGTCTGTTGACACAACGGTCGATTTTGAAGTGGGCGGGACGCTTACTGTTTTGGATACATCTGCGAAAACGACTGAAACCTTAACCATTACGGCGGTAAACACCAACGCCGGGACTCTTACGGCGACAGGAACGCTTTCTTCTTCTTATAAGTCGGGTGACGACTACGTGTATATGACCAAAAAGTTCATCCCCACAGACAAGTTCATTATGTGGGCGAACAGCGTAGACGGAGAACCTATTGCAGAATTTATGAAGGCACCGCATGAGCTGGCAAGAAAATGGGGGCAGCAGATTGACCGCTGGGAAAAGAGAGACCCGGACGGAATATTTGTGCGGGTGGAAGATAAGGGTCTTCCCGTTCTTTATCATGAAGACGCGGTTTATCAGCTAACTGTAGTTTAGGGGGTGATCTTATGGAACAAGGACGTGGACCATTCCCAAGCCCTGCTTTTAAAAAGCAGCTTGCGGCCAATGACCCATCCCCCATGCTGGGTACGATCTCCGGCGAGGTGACTGCAAGCTCGCCTGGGCGTATTCTTGGGGCAGTGAATGTTGCCGGGAAGATATCGGATGTTTGGTTTTCGGTCGGCGCCAGCGGCAAGGACGATAGCGATACATTGTCCATGACCGTGGATGTTATGATTAACGGGACTTCGTGCCTTACCACTCCGCCTGTTATTGCTCATGTAAGCGGAGAGGCCAGCACGAATAAAACCACAAAGGTTTCCGGAGATACCGGAGTAACGCAGCGCGTTTTGGACCCGGACAATAACGATGTGTCCCTTGGGGATGTTATTACTTATGATATGACCTTGACCAGAACCGCTTCGCCCACAACCGAAATGAACGCAGTTGC